CTCAAATGTCGTGCCTGCTTCTGCCCTGACCATAACCTTAGAAAGCGTCTTTGCATTTGAAGTTGCAATAGAAAATGACTTTTCCATTATTTCGTTGGCAACAGGAAGAACATCCTCTATGTATTTTTTCTTCCTGGTTTCATGCTGAGACATCAAGAATGACCCAACATCTCTGCCGGAAGATAGAGCATATCTAGCGTTTGCCAGTATGTTTTCTAGGTACTTATCAATGGCTTTAGAATACTTTTTGGATTCTACTTCTTCCAAATTTGCCTGATCATCAACTGCCTTTTTCTTAGCCAAACTCTTCGCGCCAAAGTAAGTTTCTTTGTCGATAATGTCTGGATGGGTATGAGAATCATCGCCACCAGATAATACTCTCCAACCTTTGATTGCATGATTGTGCTGAGTGCCATCTCCCTGGACGTTTCCTAGAGTTGTGCCATCTCCGTTTTCATCCCATTGGCAATAATGAACGTGTCTGTACTGACCGTTGCCATCATCAGTATTTCCCTTTTTGAACTTCTTCTCTTCCAAGACATCGGGAGGAGGTGGCGGCTCGTCGCTTCTTTGATCTTTAGGATTTCCAATAGTAGACAAAGGATTGCTTTTAACTATTTCAGAAACAAATTTGTCTCCTCTTATGTCGCCTTCTTCCATCGGAGGAATCTTCAAGATCTCTTTTCTAATTTCATTTATTGTCATGAACTTAGCTGCTTTTTCTCCCAATTCGCATTTGCTATAGAAAGATCCTTCTACAGCGTCAAGACCCTCTAAATCTGCCTTAACGTATATCTTCCCTTTGTACTTTGTTTTTATTAGATAAGATTCATTCCAACCGCTTTCAATAAAAAGCGTTAGAGGAACAATAGTGTTATCCCAAAGAGCAGCTTTCTGATCTTCAGAAGTTGACCTGTTTACGTCCTGGACAATACCAACCTGAGAAGGAGGTATCCCAAGGTTTGCTAGAAGTGTCGATCTGTTTTCTTTCAATCCTTCGAGATGTTGCATCTCTGTCATCGAAAGAGTTGAGTTCTTCCACCTAGCGCCCTTTGGCAGAAACAGTTGTCTCCACCAGTTTCTCTTTCCAGTGAAGGCTTGCTCAAACGTCCGCATCAGACGTTCCATCCTGGTTTTGCTTATCTCCTGGTCTGTCTCGATAACACCAGAATGCATCCCACCACGAAGATAGAAAGCCATCTCATATTCATTTTTATATCTGTCTAATAGAATTGGCCTAGATGCGCTTATTATTAATGGAAGTCCATAGAACGGATTAAATGGGTTAGGTAGTTTTACATGAACGCATCTTTCAAAGGGAATATTACCATCTGTAAACTTCAGGGCCGAAAGATCGCTTATTTGAATGGATTCAATTGGCCCAAGTTCTACGATCTTTTTCCTGTCTATGTCAGACCTTATCTCGCGCATAACGGGCGTGACAGTAGCGAGAGGAATCCACATGCACGTTGTATACTTTTCATCAAAGATAAGGAAATAGTTACCGCCAAGAACGGCATCAATATAAGAGCAAGAATCCCTGAAGGCTTTGCTTGTAATGAAGTTGCCAGTGTCTATCAGTTTTTGAATTGGATGTTTTGGGATCTCTTTGTGCGTAGCTGAATCATAAACTTTGAAAGGAACTTGCATCAAACTTCTAGCGATTAAGTTGGCGCAAGTATTGACCCAGGGTTCTTTAGCGTAAAGACCAACCAGGCGCCCAACAGTTGCCTGGATGTTGAATTCTGAACCAAAATAGTTTCCGTTTTGTTGCGAATCGTCATTCTGAAACTTGTCATATCCAAACTCTGCTTTGATATGAGCATCAATTCCAAAACGATCATTCATATCTACTTTAACAAAACGTGCATCGTTTAACTCGGATATGTCGGTTAAATCTTCCTTCAAAGTAACAGGTTCGGGACTTTTATCCCGAAAAAAGTCTTTCAAATTCACACTTCACCGTCCTTGGTTTATGCATCTTCATAATCGAAAACAAACTCATGGTCTTCTTTATCTTCATCGTCAACGTCGAATGGGTCGGGGCCATCCATGGCCAAATCGGCATAAGCGCCAATCACATCATCCAGATTCTCACCATTCAAGGCTGCTATAAGATACTCTTCCGCAGAAGACGAACAGCTATTTGAATATGCTCCACTTATCGCAAGTATCGCTGCCGATACAACGTCATCATGTTCGCCTTCTGGAGCGCCATACTTGTGCAGTCCAGAAGCCGTGACAGATAGCTCATAAATACCAAACTCATGGGCAATGCGCCTGATTTTTGGTGTTTTGTGCCAACCTGATTGAACACTTAGAACGGCTTTCGTTATCATCTCAGATTTAGACTTCGAGGTAAAGCAGATTGGCTGAACATCGGCCTCTAACTGAGCTTCATTGAGCATATCCTCGAAAGCTACACCAACACCTGTTGCGTCAAACCTAACCGTATTATCACAATCAGTAAAATAATTAGTTAGATATGTCTTAAGCCTTATCACTTGTTGAGGATATGGAATCAATTGGAATCTGCAATATCCAACCAGTTTTCCGATAGAATTGACAGTATAAAATACTGTGTAGTCCTGTTTTTTTGCAACGTCCACTCCATGGTACATTTCGCCAGTTCTATAAGATGAATCATGAATCCAAAATCTCTCCATTGATGGCTTGTAAATAACCGAGTCATCCCACATTGTACTTAGATCGCCAAACGTAGTCGAATGACTGATAAATTCTGCCAAATAATATTGAGAAAAAAGATGCGGAGGAAGAAGTTTCTTCGCCCTGGCAATCGCTTCTTTTGAAACAAATGGGCTGTCTTCTGTCTTCAAATTAACATATACGAAAAAAGGATCGTCACCCATCTTGGCCTGTCTGGCTATCTCATAATACCATGTAAGACCTCTTGGCGTACCAGTGACAATCCCTTTGCCCCTGGTTTGAGTGATGGTTGTTAGAAGAGAGATCCAAACTTGCTTTCCAATTTTTCCGGCTTCATCAACGCAAAATCTGTCTACGGCTTCACCTTCTATGGTTGTCTCTGCATCTTTACCATGAAGGAATTTTACGAATGACCCATTTCCCAATCGGATCTCCAAAAGCCCATCCATCATATCTATAGAAGAATCTGACGGCATAAACGATTTGAAGTACCTGTAAGCGATCTTACATTTTAGATATGTAGGAGCGATCCAAACACAATAGAGCCTTGGATAGGTCATCGCTTCAGTAACCATCCATAGGGCAGACCCATAGGTATTGTGTGTTGGGATGCATCCTTCTCCACATAGGAAAAGATGGGTAGGACTATCTACCTTAATACATTTGACTGGTACTGAAGGAACAGGATTGACTGCGACAATAGTGCGGTGTTTTGCTTTAAGGGCCACAGGACGTATTCTGTCGAGTTTGCGCTTTAGACGAAAGACAGGGACATCGGTTGTAAAAAGAACTCGATAGCAAAGCTTTTTTTGTACGCCATATAATTTCCCATATCTCTCTTGTCTTGAAACTCTTATCCCAAGAGAAACGGCCAATTTCTCAACACCGTCCGCAATGTTTTTGTTTGTATTATCGAAGCAACATTTTCCAGTTTTACCAACAGTCCCATCTGTATCCATTAATCCCTGGAGAAGAGCTAATCTTTGCGCTGAAGATCCAATAAGATATTGATCGGGAATCCTTTTCTCTTTTGGCCTTCCTATCTTTTTTAAATCTGTTATCAATCCCAAAACACCATGTTGTTTTCCATCTGGATAATCAGTAACTACATATCCAGCTTTCTCTATTTCCTCGACAATCTGCCTATCTGGCTTACAGTATGATCCGTGGCCAGTACTACCATCTCCCAACCAAATACCAAGAACATATGGATCTACTTCAAGCTTTTGTTCTTTAAATTGTATTGGGCCAGAAACCAATTTAACAGAATGATTGGGTCTTTCTACTCCTCCTATTGTAATAGTAAGAGTATCCAATATTTGTTTGGTTGTTCTCAATTGAGGAGCCGCCTCAGTTGTTTTGCAGCGATCATTTTTCGATAAAACCCTAGCTTGATTCTTTCTCTCGTAATGAGTTTCTGTTAGCCATAAATGATCCTCGTCTGCTACAACTTTAGTCCCATCCGAAAAGACTAGTTCATAACATTTATGATCATACATCGGCTCAGAGGCCCAAATAACCTCGATTGGATGACCATGCTCATCGAATACATAATCACCTTTCTTTACTTTATCCAATGTTGTATAACCATCAAGAACAGGTATTTTTGTCAATAAATTTAGGCACTTGCCCACCTTGGTCCCGCATGGCGCGACTAATACCTGAGCTATGGGATTATCATTAGACCAATATAAAAAAGTCTCTTGCCCGCCCGAATGGGGAGGTGGCAAACGTAGTGTTATTTGTTTCTTTTTTGCTCCAGCAGCCATTAGCTTTCTCCCAAGCCCATGATTACATAAAACAAAAAGATATGGCAAGGTTTAACTTCCATATCTTCTCGTTTACAGCTTAGAAATAAAGCCAATTATTTCATAATTATAATACTTAATTGAATTCCATCTTGTCAATATTTTCTACAATGAATCCTATAGAATTACGCATAAATATTTTAGATTTTTCAAAGTCACCATCGTACATAAGCCTTCCCTGGATGTATATGATTTGGGAAGTTAACTCGAACAAAGTGGCATGAAGATTTGATATAATTATCTGTTCAACTTCCCTTCCTTCCGAGCCTTCATCCAGAAGTTTTACAGTCTCTTCTGACATACTATCAATAATCATCTTCACTAGCCTTGTAGCTGTTGATTTTATTAACTCTTTTTTCGAATCGTGGTTCATGTGACATCCTTATTTTCGAATAATCTACAAAACTCTCGTGATTACTCATAACCAAATCCAATGCGTAACGCAACAAATATGCGATAGGAATTTCACGATCTGACTTCAAATTGTTAAAATATTCGATCTGTTCTTCACTCAATCTGACGTAATATCCGATTCGTTTTTTGAAATTCTCTTGATCTTTTCTAACGTATCGTCTAGTCATATTTTATCACCCAAGTTTCAAAAAAGGATGTATTTTATGAAAATGATTATAGGTAATATGTATCTCTTTTTCAAAAAAATAAAATTAAAACAAATATTTTATTTCCATACACATAACTGGGTTTTTAGTAGGCGCGTCAATTTGGGTGTATGCGTTGCTGCTGAGCATATTTGTTCTAAATGTCAGAGAAAGTCTTTCGTTAAATACGATAGTAATAATGATGGGTTCCTCGATGTATGAGCAGAACTATGTTGATTTTTATTCAACTTTTAGTAAATTTCATTCACCTTTTTTTGAAATTAATCCTATATTACCTAGAAGTTGTGAAGAATCTAATTAATCTCTTTTATGGGTTAAAATTATGACAGAACCGACAAATAATGAATTAGATAGAATCAAAACAGCCATTGAAATGATTGGAGAAGCTGCGAAAATTGTCGCAACAGCGGCGATAGAAATGGACAAAAAGTTTGCAGAATTATCCAAAGAACAAATCGAAATAAAGAAAGAACTTCTTGAGGTTAAGAGATTAGAAATGGAATTGGCCGCAAGTTCTGTAGAAAGGTTCAAGAAGATTGGGCAGGAAGACGATCTAGATTTTTTAAGAAAGATGGATATTATGGAGAATGATTTTCTAGACAAGACCATATCCAGAGCCAAGGAACTTAACAAACTTCATAAGGAGATGAGAGATGAAGCTACTAACGGCATCACAGAGGCAGAGTTTGATCGCTTTATTAGAAGGAAAGATACAAATCAATAAAAGTTACGGAATGTTGAGACAAAAAGACACCGAAGTATGCAGACTTATCTGCGAGATGATTGGTGGAAAACCAGAAGATCTTTTGAACGTCGAAGAAATCCTCCTAAGTCTACTAAAAAGCCCCACACCAACATAAAATAAAACCCCCAATAAGGGGGTCTAGCAGCACACTCTCTTTTAAAATTAGACTGATTTAGGAGGCATTTCAACGATGATTTTCTGAACCTGCGCTGTCATAGCCGCTACGGCTGCCAGAGAAGCGTTAACAGCTCCGGTAACCTGGGTGATACCATTGGCAAGCAGATATTGCTGGCTGGAAGCAGGGATGCCTTCAGCAGCCAGACCAACCGAGCGAGCCTCGACGGGATCAAGCAATACGAAATCTTTAAGGCCAACGCGAGCGATTTCGTTGAATGCATAGTTCTGAGCATTCTGACGTTCTACGGCGTTTTCACGGCCAATCGAACGGACATGATCATAGTCATGGCCTTGTTGGGTTAAACGAGCTGAATGGGCGCGAGAGGAACCCATCATGAAGTCATATGCCATTTGGTCATATGTGTTCTCAGGAAGTGCCATAATAAACTCCTTTTATTATAAAACTGTGTTGCAACACGATAAATTGAGAGGGCTGCTAATTAAGTATCAAATTTTCGCATGAAATATTCAATACATTTTTATTAAACTATCTTTGGTCTTGCCGAAGTAAATCGTCCATCTTTTGTCGTTTCAACCTGATAAACTGTGGTTTCTTCTGCGTTAACTTTGATTGGTTCTTTAGCTTCTCTCCAATCAAATCTGTTCTTCATTGTAAATATCCAGGCATTTGCGTTGAATCCTCGCACCTTTCCCTGTACTCCGGCCAGGCCCAATTTCTGCCAGAAATAGTAACTTGCGGTCTGACCCATAGCTCTTGCGTCGCTAAAATCTGGGTGTTCTTTATCCCAGTTTATGATGGTATTTACACTCACTCCAACGACATGGGCGAAAGAACAAAAAGAGAAACCATTGGACATATGTTCAATCAGTTCTTGACAATATTTTTTCTGATAAAAAGTAAACTTCCTGGAAACCTTGTTGTCCTTAACCACAGCAGGAAGATTTTTCAATTTTATTTGTTCATTGCCAATCGTCTTGATATCATCGAACTTATCTAACGTAATTTCTTCTTCTTTTACTGGTTCCATATCTTACTCCTTAAAGGGTTCATATGTATAAAATATCAGAATTATCATTGTCTTGTCCATACTGCCACAAAGATAATATGGGCAATATGTCCCTAGCGTCTATTAAACGGCATCAAGATACCACAGAAGTAAGATGTGTCGAATGCCATAAATTGTTTGGCGCAACTCTGCATTACAATCCTTTTTTTGCTTCGTTTAAGTTAGAAGAAAATAACAAAACAGACATAGAATTATTCATTTAATATTAATAGTTTGGAGTTGAAATGAAGTTTTTTTACGCATGTTGGATAGCAGAACAGAGCGGATTTCCAACAAGAGGTAGCGTGGTTGTGTGTGACGAAAAGTATTTTAACGTAGTAAATCTAATGAATAGTTTAAGTAAAGCAGGACAAATATCTCCTGTGGTTGTATCATTTCAAGAAATAGAAAGAGATCATGTTTTGCTAATGATGGGTGAAGAAGCCCTCAATAATATGGAGATTTCTTTCAGGAGATCCCAAATAAAATCTGTATAGGATTTGAAATGAATACAAATGGAAAATGGATGAATTCGATGCCTGAATTCATCACATTGGCAGAAATGAAAGACATGTATTTATTTGAAGTTATGAGAAGAAACAGATGGAACAGAACCCACACATGCTTGGAAGCGAACATATCCAGACACACACTTAGAGATGCTATAACAAGAATGAGGAAGGTAGGATTCAACATACCAACCTCATACTACGAAGATCAGCGTCTTTCTCCGAAAGAATAGCCCACTCCGAATAGCCCTGTCCTGTTTGTCAGCCCTTCTATGGACCCAGACCATTCTTGGTTAATCCTGTATGTGTATCTAAGGCCGAAAACAGGGCCGTAGAAGCGAGTAACGCTCTGGGCATAGCCATCGGTATCAACCGAATCTGAATCAAGCCCATTAGCTCCATAACCGCCCAACAGGACGATTTCATGCGCCCTATATGTTGGGATCTCTACCTCTTCAACGATCTTCATCTCTTTTACAATAGGTTTACATTCAGTGCATGGTTGAACAACATCCTGTACTACAGCTTTAGGCTTTTTCTTTGCCTTAGCTTTTACGATTGGTTTGGATTCACAAGATTCGTGTA